AACACAGTTTGGTACACGTCAGCTTACAGTTATCAAAGTTGAAATCGACGGTGTTTTTGTAAGCTACGCAGACAGCAACAGCTTGTTCACAAAGAGCGTTCGTGCTCTACAACAAACAGCTGAAGTTTGGGCAGTATTCACACCAGTAGATGCAGGTACAGACTATTTCCATGCTATTATCGCTACTGACACACAGTACGTTGGTGATACAGCAACTAGCCGTACAGCTATCCCTTCTGGCGGTTTAGCACCAACTGCTAACTTCGGTATCCTAGAAACAGCTATTGCAGAAGGTAACGGCGGAACAGCCGCAACAGTAACAGTTCCAACTGGTTTCGTTGCTCCATTCAGCGGTTAATTTTTAAATTTCTCAACGGGATGGGAAGACTAAGCCTGCTTTTACAGCAGGCTTTTTTACGGCTGTTAAATATGTCATGGAATACAAATTGTACACATTAGTCGATATAACAAATACTGGACAGCATAGGTTTGAAGAAGGTCGAGAAGAAGCTCGTTGGAGAGAACAAAACTTCCAAACTGTATTACAAACTTTAGGTATACGTTCTAATATTTCTTTTATTCATAAGCCTGAAATGATTGAGCTTAGAGGTCGCTTGGCAGGTTTTGATACAGACGAAGTAATACGTGTATGGCGTTTTGACTGGAATACAGAACGCGATTATCTATACGAAAAAGCTGGAGATCCAGTAGGTTACTTGAAAGATGATTTCCATCTTGTACCATACATTGCTAATCTAAGCGAAATGATGCAACAGAAGTTTGCTGTATTCAATACCAAACAAGATAGGCCCAATATTGTTTTCCATCAAAAGTAATAAATATACAAAAGGCACACATTATAGGCAATCCACATTAGGCACATGTCCGCAGAGGACCCTGACTTAATACTAGGAGAACGGCCTATCATGGCTAGAACAATAACTAAAGAAGCGTTTCCACAGCTGGCGACACTACCTGAGCGTGTAAGTGTATTAGAAACCAAAGTAGATAATATCGATGAAAAGGTTGGAGACCTTAAAGTTGATGTTAAAGATATGCACGATTGTTTAGATCGTACACGTGATCAGCTAGATGCCAAGCTAGAGTGCATGTTAGACGAATACCGCTCTAGCCGCAGTAATTTTTACGAGCATGCCAATAAGCTGCATGCAGAAGGTACCGCACAACATAATGAGTTAGCTGGTAAACTTAACGAATTAGAAAAACAAAAGCACAAGTTTACTCTATACGTAATGATGGGCCTAGCATTCGCAGCAGGCGCCGGTTGGATTGGACATGTTGATGTTAAAACAATATTGAGATTTGTAGGGCTATAAGGTCGTGTATGTTCATAAAAGATTTTACAGAAGCACCCGAGCCTATTACTGTCAACGATGAACTGAATCCCAACCTTTGGCAAAACAACAAATTAATTCCAGAAGTTCGCGCTAAATTATTAATCATTGCAAAGAACTTTGCAGACTTTCTAAACGTAAACAAACTTAACCTAAGAGATATTACTATTAGCGGCAGTAATGCAGGTTATAATTATAGCGATAGTAGCGATATAGATTTACATTTGGTAGCTGATATAGATAGCCCAGAACGTGCAGAGCTATACGATGCTAAAAAGAATCACTACAACTTTACTCACGACATAAAAATTTATGGAATTGATGTAGAGTTATATGTACAAGACAGCAAACAAAAACATTTTAGTGCAGGCATTTATAGCATACTAAATGATCATTGGCTAAGTGAGCCTAAAAAGATTACTAGCTATCCTTCACATGGTGAAATCAAACGTAAGGCTAGAAACTATGCCAGCAGAATAAACCAAGCCCTACGCAAAAATGACTTAAATACTGCTAAGGAAACAATGTCCAACATTAGACGTTTGCGACAAGCTGGATTGGCAGCTGGCGGCGAAGCTAGTGTAGAAAACTTAGCATTTAAATTACTAAGAGCTAGGGGACAAATAGACAAGTTAAGACGTCATATTAATCGATTACAAAGTGCGGCACTGAGCCTCGGAGAACAAAATGAAAGTTAAACAAGTAGTTGGCGAACATAAAAAAGGTTTTAGAGCCAAAAAATATGCAATGAAGCCTAAACAGTACATTGCACCAATCAAACCAGTTGCTCCTACAAAACCTGCCGAACTAAATGAAGGTATTGACGAGCTGTTTCATCGTTGGATGAATAGTGAATACGCTCCGATGGATGATGACTCTGGAGATGATCGTGCAGTTTTTGATAAAGCAATTCATTTTGCTGCTGATGTATTAAATGGACGATCTGATGCAGAAAGTTTAGCTTGGAGATTAACTAGCAAGTTCCACGGCGAAGACGATGACTTAGACGAAACAACACCAATCGGCGTAGTTAGTAGTGTAAGCCCGGATGGCAAGCAAGTTGTAATTAAAAAGACTGACGGAACAGAATTAAAGACTACAGGCGATGCAGTATTGCCAGGCCCAGACGGCAAAACAGCTAGTCTTGCTCCGGGTGCCGGCAATGATCTAAAGCCAGGCACACCTATAACTTCAAACCAAGAAGGTGCAACAATGGGTGAAGGCAGAAGCAACCGACCTAACAAGGCCGCAGCCGAGTTAACCGACATGCTACGTATTGCGGGCTTAAAATGAAAATTAATGAATTAATCAGTGCTTTTGAAATTTGGACAACCAACGAGGAAAAAGCACTTCTTGAAAAATTAAAAACGCCAATACTATTAGCCAATCTCAGCGAGCAAGAGCAGTTCAGGATTCAGGGCCTCATTCGTAAAAGTTTGGTAACTAAGATAGGGGATAGTAATCCTAAGGTAGTTGCCAATGAAGCCCAAGAAATCTAAAAAATCAAATTTAGAAGACCTAGCACTAGAGTTTAGTCATACTCTAGAAGAACACTTAGAAGTACGTGTAATTTCTAAAGATGTAATTTATTACAAAGGCTATTTGATTAAAAAGAACAAAACTGGAAAATGGGTACTATACAATGCCGCTAACAAGGACATTGTAGGTGACTTTTTTCTAAAAAGCTGTGCTCTGCTAGCAGCCAAAGCATATTATAAAATTAACTTGAATAAGTATAATCAAATTAAGATGCTAGATAATCAGTATTGGGCAAATCACATGGATTGCACAATATATCAAAACAACTTAAAAACTACAAAAGACTTTGAAAGATATTTGATACTGTTAAACAAATTTGAAGAAAGTACGACCCGGGCCAGCGTTTACAAGGATGAAATTAGTAGAATGTTTAAGTGGACATTTGTATAAATACGTAATAAGATTTCTAGGAAAAGAATCATGCAAATTAGAGAATTTTCAAAACCAGTTACCAGCAAGCAGCTCAACGAAAGCCTTGCACAAAAATTTGGTTATAAGATTAATTTAGAGCAGTTTTCAGATGTACAGCTGGAGGATGCACGTAATAAACTACGTACAAAGATCAGCCAGTTAGAACTTTCCGAAAGTTTCGATTCTGTTCTAGAAAGCCCCGAATACCAAAAGACTCGTATGTTTTTAGATTGTATCAATCAGGAAATTATGGAGCGCGAAGAAGGTAAGTGTTCTACATGCCATCATGACCCATGCACTTGTGAGTCCGAAGAAAAAGACGAAAAGAAACCTATGAAGAAAAAAGAATCTAAAACAGAAAGCCGTAACCCAACAGCACCATTTATGGTAGCTCGTGCTAAACATCACTCCGTTCCAGATGCTTGGATTAGAAGTGCTCTTAGCCGTATCAAACTAGGCGAATCAGACAATGCTGAATTAAAGGCTGAACTACAATTACGTTATGACCTAAATGAATCAGTAGCCAGCTGGATTTTATTAGAAGGCGAAGAACAAAAAGCTGAAATTATTATGGCAACTAAAGACATGGTCGACCGTGTCACAGGCTGGTTAGAAGATGTAGCAGCAATGAAGGCTGAACAGCTATTAGAACTATTAGACTCTATAAGAGAAACATCAGGCAGCGACGTAGCTCAAGCATATCAAGAAGCTGTTAAGCCCGCATTAGAATCATTATATGCAAGTTTAGAATCAAGTCGTCAAGGCCTATCAAGCGCACTATCAACAGTATCAGGCGGCGAAGCACCTACAATGGGTGCTCCGGCAGGCATTGGCGGAACTGACATGGGTGCTCCAGCAAGCGAGCCAGAAATGCCTATGGGCGGAGGCGAAGAAGAGCTTCCACCAGCAGCCGCCGAATTAGGCAGAGAAAAACGTGAAAGCATTGACTACAGTCGTAAACTTTCAATGCTACTTAATTCAAAAAAAAAGTAAATGAAACTGTAGATCCTTTAGTTTTATTACTAAGGACTCTACAGGCTTCAGACGAAGAACATAAATCCAACGGACAACATACTTGGTTAGACCTTCAGCGCAAGCTAAGGTCTTCCGGCATGAATATCAGTTATGATACATTCAAACAACGTTGGGATAGTCAACAACCTACGGATCAAATTTTAAAAAGTCTAGTAGATCGTTTTGACGGCCACGGTGTTGTAATGAAAAATACAGACGGCCAAGAGCTACCGCAAGGCCAGGGCAAGCCCAGCGAAGTTAGCAAGATGGCTAAACGTGCTACCAAATTAGGCAAATAACTATTGACTTTACTGTTATTTTTTAATACACTAAAGTCATGACCTTATTAACCGAAAAGTTTGATTACACACCTATCAATCGAGAAAGCATAAACGGTAAGAGACTATATGCCACACCAGACGGCAGTAAAGTTCCTAGCGTTACAACTATCTTAGATAAAACAAAACCCTACGAAAAAGTAAAAGCACTCCAAGAATGGAAAAAGCGTGTCGGTGAAACCAAAGCACAGGAAATTGTTACAGAAGCTGCTGGTCGTGGTACACGTATGCATAAGTTCCTAGAGGACTATGTCAAAACTGGTGTGGTCGCTACTCCCGGCACAAACCCATACAGCCATCAAAGCCATAAAATGGCCCAGTGCATTATTGAGAACGGGCTCAAAAATATCACAGAAATTTGGGGTGTAGAAGTTCCATTATACTATCCGGGCTTGTATGCTGGCACCACCGACGGTTGTGGGCTACATTTAGGTGAAGAAAGTATATTAGACTATAAACAAACTAATAAACCCAAAAGAGAAGAATATATTGAAGATTACTATCTTCAGTTGACTGCGTATGCGCTAGCACATAACGAAATACACGGTACAAAGATACGTAAAGGTGTAGTGTTAATGTGCGTAAAACCTCCTGAAATTACTCCATTGACCTGGGGAGAGCCCAAATATCAAGAGTTTATCCTCACTCCGGATCGCTTTAGTTACTGGGAAAATCAATGGTGGAATAGGGTCGAACAATACTACCGAGAGAACTGATAAATATCCATATAACAAGGATATTTAGATGGCTGTCGTACAGATTTCAAGAATACAAATCCGCCGAGGAAAAGCTAATAGCGGCACAGGTATACCTCAGCTAGCCAGCGGTGAGATGGCGTGGGCAGTTGATACCCAAGAACTTTATATTGGCAACGGCAGTGTTGCTGAAGGCTCTCCGGGTGTCGGCAATACTAAAATCCTAACTCAAAATGATATCACTGGCTCTGGAAATTTCCTTGACTTATTAGACTATGTTTATAGACCACTTGAGGTACAAACAGGCCCAACAATAAACACACCAACTATTAGATCGCTACAGCAAAGGCTTGACGACCGTGTTAGTTTAAAAGAGTTTGGAGCAGTTGGTGACGGTATTGTAGATGATACTGCGGCAATACAACGTGCTATTAACGAATTGTTCCTAGATCAGGCAACACCTGCTTACGGACTTAGTGCCCAGGCACAACAATCTAGAATTATTTTAGAAATTCCGGCAGGCCGATATAAAATTACTAATACAATTACTGTTCCTAGTTATGCTAAACTTATAGGTGACAGCTTAGGAGGTTCGGCATTTGTTTGCACAGCAACTGGCCCAGCGTTACAATTTGTTCATAATGGATATCCTACAGTATGGAACAATAGCTCAACAACACAACCAACCGGAATTTATCTACAGCATCTTTCTATTTGGATGCAAAACAGTGATCAAACAGCAATACTAATGAACTCTGCTTCAGAGTGTAGAATACAAAATGTTTACATGTCTGGCCAGTATATAGGTTCGTTCAACGCTAATAGTATTGGTATTAAACTTACTGCCTTTTCGGCAGCAGTTAGTTCTACTAGAAACTTTTTTAACGACATAACTATTTCCGGATTTAGTTACGGTGTTTATTCGCTAAATGATATATCAAATAATCTTTTTGAAAACTGCAAGATAAACAACGTCAGACAGGGTATTGTATTTGGCCTTGGCGCCGACGGAAGTAGTGTTGGACAACAGTTTGGTCCACGTAATAACTCTATCATTGGATTGATTGCAGAATCTGTAAGACAACATGTAATTTATATTGGCTTAGGATCTGGCAATTATGTTGACAACCCAAGAGTTGGTGATGCTGGTCAAAATGGTGGCAACATTACATTTACACAGTATCCACAAATATATTTCCAATCATCAGGAAATACAATAACCAATTTAGTTTCTTCCAGACCTGGAAATTTAGCCGGCAGTAATTTGACAACACCTTATATTCCAGAACTTGCTGGCCGAGGAGAATACAAATTAGCAGCGCCACGCAGAATTGGTTTGGCAAATGTCCTTAGTAACACACTTGCCTTTAGATTGCCTCTCAATACAGATGCAGCCGGTGTTCCAGGCGGCAATTCGATCTATACAATAGATTATGTCTATAGTAGTACGGCAAACAACTTTACAAGAAAAGGTACATTGTCAGTAGCATTGAACCTAGGCAATGGACCGTCTTATAATACAAATATACAATTAAGTGATGAATATAACTTTGCTGGCGTAGACACTGCCCAAAAATCATTACAGTTAGTATTCACCGCCGCACTTCTCGATCAAACAGGCGTGTTGTATACTGGTTCCCTTGGCCAAACTCCTAGCTCACTTGCGATTCTATATCGAAATACACTGTCAGGTGATTCTGGTTTCTTGTCTTATTCTTACACTATTATACTTTAATTCCTACCGAGAACTTTGACTTTGCAAATATACACGCATATAATTTTGTTTACTTTTATGATATAAGAAATTGAAATTGAGATCTTTCTAAAAAACTTACTTAAACCGTTGTATTTCAATAGGAATGAAGCGATTCAAGGCAGTCAATAAATACTCTCTAATTTCGATAAAATAATATATTCAAATCATAAAAGCGGAACAAAATATGAGCAAAATCACAGTTATAAAAAGAAACGGAAACAGAGAACCGCTGACAATCGAAAAGTGGCAAGCACAAATCAGTAAAGTGTGCAAAGGCATTGCTGATGTAAGCCAAAGTATGATCGAGATTAAAAGTCAGCCTCACTTTTATGACGGGATAACAACCAAAGAAGTTGACGAAATTACGCTACGAGCTATCGTAGATTTAATTGACATCGAATCTAACCCGGACACAGGACACACAAATTATCAATACGTTGCAGGTAAACAACGTCTTAGTATGCTACGCAAAGATGTATACGGCGAGTACGACCCTCCTTGTTTATACGAGATTGTAAAAAAGAACATTTCAGTTGGTCTTTATACTCCTGAACTACTAGAATGGTACAGCGAAGACGACTGGAACAAGATGGACGAGATTATAGATCACGAAAAAGACGAATTGTATTCGTATGCTGCCATCGAACAACTAATTGAAAAATATCTAGTGCGTAATCGCGCTACAAAAGAAATTTACGAAACGCCGCAGGTTCGTTATATTGTAGCGGCCGCTACTGTTTTCCATAAAGAAGAGCCTAATTCGGCTCGTATGCGTTATATAAAGGAATACTACAATGCTGCTAGTGATGGTCTTTTCACTCTTGCTACTCCTGTACTCGCTGGCCTCGGGACCCCAACCAAACAGTTTAGCTCTTGCGTTCTTATCCGTAGCGACGATGACCTTGACAGCATTTTTGCATCAGGTGAGATGATGGCCAAGTATGCTAGCAAACGTGCTGGCATTGGATTAGAAATTGGACGCCTACGCCCGTTGGGATCTCCTATTAGGGGAGGTGAGATAATGCACACCGGCATGATCCCATTTCTAAAGAAATGGTTTGGTGACTTACGTAGTTGTTCACAAGGAGGTATTAGAAATGCAAGTGCTACTGTATTTTATCCTATTTGGCATCATCAGTTTGATGATCTTATCGTACTTAAAAACAATCAAGGCACTGAAGAAACAAGAGTTAGACACATGGACTATGGGGTCGTATTATCAGCATTCTTTTGGCGTAGATTCAAAAACAAAGAAGACATAACATTCTTTGACCCTAATGAAGTACCTGATTTGTATGAAGCATTTTACAAAGATTCAGCTTTATTCGAACAACTATATGTAAAGTACGAACGCCAAGCAGGACTACGTAAAAAGACAATGAATGCCGAGGATGTATTCAAAGGCGGCATATTAAAGGAGCGTACTGACACAGGTCGTATCTACTTAGTGTTCATTGACAATGTAATGAACCAAGGGCCCTTTGATCCTGAGTATCATACAATCTATCAGTCAAACTTGTGCTGTGAAATACTTTTACCTACTAAACCTTTTAAGCGTCTCGATGATGCTGACGGTCGCATCGCTTTATGTACTCTTGGATCAATCAACTGGGGCGCCTTCCGCAACCCTGAGGACATGCGTCGCGCTTGTCGTATTCTTCAGCGCAGCCTATGTAATATTCTTGACTACCAGGACTTTTTAAGTATCCAAAGCAAATTAAGCAACGATGAAATACAACCACTGGGTATTGGAGTTACTAACCTAGCATATTGGCATGCTAAAAGAGGATTGAAATATGGAGATAAAGACGCTCTTCAGGAAGTTAAAAGCTGGATGGAACATCAGGCCTTTTACCTTACGGAAGCAACTGTCGAGTTGGCCAAAGAACGAGGAAAGTGCAAAGACTCGGACAAAACTTGGTATGGACGAGGAATCTTCCCATGGGAAAGGCGCTCCCAGGGTGTAAACGATCTAGCTAATTTTGTACCCGAGTTAGATTGGGAACCATTGCGTAAGGAGATGAAAGAGCATGGAGTACGAAATGCAACACTTATGGCCATTGCTCCTGTTGAATCTAGTTCTGTGGTTATTAACTCTACTAATGGCATTGAAATGCCTATGTCGCTTATCAGCACTAAGGAAAGCAAGGCAGGATCTTTTACACAAGTTGTCCCAGACTACCACAAACTCAAAAACAAGTATCAATTAATGTGGGAACAACGTGATTGTGTTGGCTATTTGAAAACATCAGCAATTTTACAAGCCTATGTTGATCAAAGTATCAGCACTAATACATTTTATAATCCTGCACACTTTGCAGATAGGAAAGTTCCTACAACATTAATTGCTAAGAATCTAATGCAAGCACAACTATGGGGAATCAAAACATTCTACTATAGTCTTATTAACAAAGCGGGCAGCAAAGCAATTGAAGCTATTGCTGAAGCATACATTAAACCTAACGGATATCAACTCAACGGATTCCATGGACATCATGTTGATGTAGAACTCGAAGATGATTGTGAAGCGTGTAAACTATGAGCAGACAACAATATAACCTACAGACTAAGACAGACTACTTACAGCGCAAAATGTTTTTGGACCCAGCAGGTCCAGTAACTATTCAGCGTTTTGAAGAAGTAAAATATAATAAAATTGCAGACTTTGAAAAGACAGCTAGAGGTTTCTTTTGGGTACCAGAAGAAATCAGTCTTACCAAGGATGCACAAGACTTTAAGGATGCCAGCGATGCAGTTAAACATATCTTCACTAGCAATCTGCTTAGGCAAACTGCTCTTGACAGCTTGCAAGGCCGCGGCCCAAGTCAAATCTTTACTCCGGTTGTGAGCCTACCAGAACTAGAAGCATTAGTGTATAACTGGACATTCTTTGAAACTAACATCCATAGTCGTAGCTACAGCCATATCATTCGTAATATCTACAACGTGCCTAAGGAAGTGTTTAACACAATTCATGATACACAAGAAATTATAGATATGGCAAGTAGTGTCGGCAAATATTACGATAAATTACACACGGCAAATTGTAATATAGAAGCTGGTATGTATGTAGAAGAAGATTATCATATTAAAGCAATCTATCTAGCATTACATGCCAGCTATGCCTTAGAAGCATTCCGCTTTATGGTTTCGTTTGCTACATCATTGGCTATGGTTGAAAACAAGATCTTTATTGGCAATGGCAATATTATTAGTTTAATCTTACAAGATGAACTGCTACATAAGGGTTGGACTGCTTGGATGATTAACCAAGTAGTCAAAGAAGATCAACGATTCGCTAAGGCAGCACAGGAATGTCAAGATGAAGTAATTCAAATTTATAAAGATGTTATCCGTGAAGAAAAAGAATGGGCAGTATACTTGTTTAAGAAAGGTCCTGTTATTGGTCTTAATGCTAACATTCTAATTGACTTTGTAGACTATACTGCTGCCAATGCGTTAAAGGATATTGGAATTAAGTACTGGGCATCTGCTCCAAAGTCAACTCCTATTCCTTGGTTTAACAAGCATAGTGATACTAGTAAGAAACAAACAGCACTACAAGAAAACGAATCAACAAACTATGTCATTGGCGTTATGAGCGATGCTATTGACTATGAAGAATTGCCTTCACTTTAAGGAGATATGAATGAAGAAGCGAAACTACACACAAGACACAGTCCGTAAACTACAAGGTAGCATACAGATTGAACACACATTAGCCAAACGTGGTGCTATAAAACTACGTGAACTATTAGCGAACGAACCCTATATTAATACGTTAGGTGCATACAGTGGCCAACAGGCTGTACAGCATGCCAAAGCAGGACTAAAGGCAATTTATCTATCAGGTTGGCAAGTGGCTGCTGCCGCAAACACAGCCAATCAAGTGTATCCAGATCAAAGTCTATATCCAGTAAACTCAGTACCAACAATCGTTAAGCAGATTAATAATGCTTTCCGTCGTGCTGATCAAATCGAACATAGTGAAGGTAAGGTGACAACAGACTACTTCCTACCTATTGTTGCAGATGCAGAAGCAGGTTTCGGTGGCGCACTAAACGCCTATGAATTGATGACTGCAATGATTGAAGCAGGCGCCGCAGGTGTACACTTTGAAGACCAACTAAGTAGTGAAAAGAAATGTGGACACCTAGGGGGTAAGGTTTTAATTCCTACTAGCCAGGCAATTCGTAATTTACAAGCCGCAAGACTAGCCGCAGATGTAGCAGGTGTTGACACAGTTATCCTTGCTCGAACTGATGCAGAATCAGCAACTTTAATTACATCAGACCACGACCCACTAGACAAGGACTTTATTATCAATGAAAGAACAGAAGAAGGCTTCTACAAATTTAGAAACGGTATCGATGCTTGCATTGCAAGGGGGTTGGCTTACGCTCCATATGCAGACTTACTATGGTTCGAAACTAGTACCCCAGACATCAAGCAAGCCAAAAAGTTTGCCAATGCAATCCACGCACATTTCCCAGATCAAATGTTGGCTTACAACTGTAGTCCGTCATTTAACTGGCGAAAATTCTTAAGTGAAGAAGAGTGTGAAACATTCCAACGTGAACTAGGTGAACTAGGTTACAAGTTCCAATTCATTACACTAGCAGGTTTCCATAGTGTTAACTTGGCTACATTTGAACTAGCCGAAGCATACAAGGCACGTGGCATGGCCGGTTACTCAGAAATGCAAGAGCGTGAATTTGCCGCACAAGCTCGCGGCTTTACAACGGTAAAACATCAACGTGAAGTTGGTGTCAGTTATTTTGATTTAATTAGCGAAGCAGTCGGAGCAACATCTACTGTTGCAAACAAACATTCAACAGAAGCAGATCAATTTTAAAGGAAATATAAATGAAAGCAATTGTCTGGAGTAAATATCACTGCCCTTATTGCGATCAAGCAAAGGCATTATTAAAGTCTAGGAATATTGAATTTGAAGAACGTAAAATCGGAGACGGTTTTACTAAAGAAGAACTATTAGAGGCTGTACCAAATGCTCGTACTGTTCCTCAAATATTTTTAGACGGAAAACTAATTGGTGGATTCACTGAATTACAATCGTACGTTCAGAATAATATGGAACCACAAAGCACATTTTAAAAAGGTATAATATGTTAATTGATAAAGGCGTGTCAGCAGGCGAAGTAGTTACTCTCAAACTTACAAGCGGAGAGGAAATTGTAGCCAAGCTAGAAGAAGAAACTACAACTTATTACAAATTAAGCCGTCCAATGGTTATTGGTATGGGCCAAAAAGGCCCGGGGCTAATGCCATATTTGTTTACAGTAGATCCTAAAAAAGATATCAAGCTACTTAAAACTACGGTAACAGTATGTGAAGCTACTGACAAACAGTTTGCTGATCAATTTATTGAGTCTACAACTGGTATAGCTTTGGCTTAAATACTAGTTTAAGGACGACGTATGGCGTTAGATAATGATTTAGGAAAAGTTATACTAACAGATAGTACAATAACGGCTTCTACAGATGCTAATTTTGTATTTTATCCTCAGGCAGGTATCTCGGCGCCAACAAAATTACCTAATGGATGGGTAGAATTTTACGATTCGGCCCAAGTTTCCAATTTATCCTATACATGGGATAATATAAAAGGTCAAGTGTTATCAGGAAATTCTACAGTTCCGACTGTAAAGTATACCAGTTCTCAAACTTGGATCAAAGATGGTATCAGATTAGTTTGGGCTCCTGAAATTTCTTCGACTACAGACATACTGTACACAATAGTAAATAACCAAATAAAAAAATGGTATCGCCCTGTATTTGCTTCTTATGTAGGCGCCACAACATTATCAATAGCATATGGATGGTGGACAGAAGAACGACAAAATTTTCAAATACTACCTTATTGTCAAGTCTCAGGCGATTATGAATTAGTTGATGTAACATCTACAGTTGCAATAAAATCGTTTGAATCCGGATACGAATGGCCTTCAGCACAAACACAGTTTGCAGTTTGGAAGTCTGTTAGAAAAACTTCG